CTGCCTCTTACTGTTTCTAAATGCCAATATATTCCATGATATTCAAATCCCAAATTTAGTTCTGGAAGGTAAATATCAATTTCTTTATCTTCTAATATTTTCCTATCATTTTGCAGTATCGTTCCATTATAATTTTCTTTAATGTATTCGTATATTTCTTTCTGTGGTTGAGAAATTTTTATTATGGCCCCACATGAAGGACAACCATTCTTTAAATGAATGTGATTCCCGGCTCTTTGTTCAAAATCTCCATGAATCGGGCATGTTATAATTATTTTATCTGACATCCTAACGAAAACTGTTTTTGCATAACTATATTTGTTTTCATGGATGACATTAGCTATATTGATGAGAGATGTTAGTGAATGTTTGCTTATTCCTCTGCCATTACAGAATTGGCATCCGTGCTTTAAATGTTGAGTTGGCAATTGATGCTGGATACCGTGCTTTTCGCAAATGTATTTAATTTTAGTTTGTTTATTTTTATATTCGGTAATTGAATAATTATACTTGTTTCCCCATTTATCTTTTGCTTGATTTATAAATTGCTCATTAGTTTTTTGTAATGGGTGTTTTCTTTTTTCAATTCCACATTTATAACACCCTTGTTTTTGGTGTATATGTGCATAAGGCAATATTTCAAAAATGCCATGTTTACATTTTATTTTAACTTTGGTATGTGCGTTAACGTATTCAGTTAAACTATAATCGTAAACAGAGCCATGCACCGCTATAGCTTCAGAAATAAAAACAGGGGTTGTCTTTTTATTAGACATTATTGACTATTTTAGCATTTTTTGTTTAAAAGTCAATAAAAAAGGCATGCCAATTTGACATGCCTTTTTAATTAGTTGTTAAAAAAAATTATCTGCTTAAACGATAAAATTGGCTATTGACATTCTTGCATAGAATTTAGCACCTTCACGTAGAAGTTTCTTGCCATAGCGGGTTAAGATACCCTTTCTTGGGCAGAAACTCTCTGGGTCAAGAACAACAGGTGTCTGAGTTAACGGAACGTATGGACAGTAAAAATATCCGCTATCCATATAACTGTCTCCCTTGTAACCAGCTAAAAGCTGATTGTTTGGGAATAATGGGTCTTTGTATAGACGCCATCTGTTGTTAATTGTTCCGACGTACTGGATGCCTAAGCTGCTGGTGAAAGTCTCAGAAGGACTTGGTGCAAAACCAGCGGTTGCGGTTTCGAACATGGAAGCGACTTCAGGAGAAGTAACAATCCAGTTGCAACCACCACGCAGGGTCTTTCTGTGGACGACTGCGGAAAGTTCGACTACTTTAACATAAAGAGACTCGTACTTCTCTTTAAAGGTTTCGCCCAAAGCGGTATTAAAGTCCCAAGCGGCAACTGTACCGGCATTGTTACGAAGGTCAGTTAAGACTTCACGGTCGATTTCCAGGTTAATTTCTTGAGCCAGAACTGCGGTCAATTCGGCTTCGGCGTCTAGGTTATGCTGAGAACGCAAGTCCTGTTGAGCCTCATAGCTCCAAACTGCCTTTAACTTACGGGTACGGGCAGCGATTTCTTCGGACTCGACAACCAAGTTAATCTCAGGCAAATCTTGGTTGCACTCCATGTTGTACTCATAAGAGACAACAATGTGGTTAGGACCGGCAGCAGATGTCCACTGAACAACAACTTCGCCAGTCTCAAGATCGATGCTGGAACCAGAAGATTGGCCCTTAGCAGTTAGACCAGAAACCAAGTCGGTGAAAGTAAATGTACCAGATGCATTAACAGTGAAGGTCTGGATAGCAACGGAACCATCATAGACTGTACCTGTTACTGTTCCGGCGAATACTGGAGTGTGCTGGAGTGGAGCATAAGTAGCTGTAGTGATAACACCAGCGTCAGTGCTAGAAACTTCATTCTGCACAAACTGAGAAGCGTACCAAATGTCCAGGTTAGCAGTACCATCGGCCAACTGCTGCAATGAATTTGCGTCATCGCCAGGGAATCCGCCATTATTGGTTGCGCCCTGAATAGCACCTTTATTGCTGCTATAACGGAAACGCAGGTAATATACTAAACCAGTTGGGCCTAGTAATGGCTGTACGGAAACGATCTTGTTAGCGATCAACTGAGGATAGATACGACGAACAAGAGGAATAGAAATTCTCTTGAACATAGCAATATCGCCAGTGTCGGTAGCGACTTCGTTCATAAGATACTGGTTTTCAAGCAGTACGGCGCAAGCCTCTTTTTGGTGGCGATTTTCGGTGAAATTACCTTTGCGATCATATTCACCGATACCTTCTAGCAAGCCAGTTTGAGTCCATTTCTCAGACAGCTGACGAGCTTCGTTTAAAAATCTAGCATTAGCGTTCATATTTTTCCTTTAATTAATTAACTCTTTTTTGTTCCTGCGAGCAAGTTGGCGGTATTACGATCCAGTCCCATATGCTCTAGGAGTTTTGTGTCAACTGCTTCTCGGACTGCTGGTTTGGCATCAGTTGTAGTCTCTTTAATAACTTCAACTTGCGAATCCTCAACTACACGTCCTTTCCCCTTTACATTCTTTGCATTCTGGTTTCTTTCGTGCTTTTCATTCTTTCTACCTTCTGTCAATAATGCCTCATTATTCTTAACAGCTTCAGTTAATTTGGCGTTAAGCTGAGTATTCTGACGAGAAATATTAATGTTTCTTGATTCAACTAGCTTGACTTGAGCCTTAAGAGCTTCAACTTGCCTGTTGACTTCTTCAAGTTTGCTGATTGCGGTTATATCTTCATCTGCTAGGTAATGGGCTGCGATATTTACGATCTTGTCTAATGCAACCTTGTACTCTGCCATGCGTGGATGGCTAAGAACGTCACGTTTTGCGTTCTCATAAATCTCTGCTCCCTTGAACTGAAGATAGGCGTCTAATTTATCGACAACATATTCTTTCATTTCCTGAAGTTTGCCGTCATACTCATCATAAATTTCAGCTTCTCTTGAGTTGGTGGCGTTTTGAACTTCTTGAATCTTTTGTGCAGCGACTGCATACTGCTCATTCATGAATCGTGTCCACTCTTCATTCTGGAACTCAAGACGATTACGAAGTTCAGTGATATGAGCGAAAGCTTCCTGATAGCCTTCATAACCTGTTTTTTCTGCTTCTTCTTTTTTAGCTGTCAATTCTGTGAATGCCTCTTTAAGATTGGCATCGAATTCAGCTTCTAATTCTTCCCTGGCTTCTGCCATTAATGCGTCAACAGCAGCGGTGACTTCTTTAAGTTGGTCGGCAGGAATAAATTTCTTTAATGCTTCAAGAATCTTGTCCATAATTATAATTCGCCTTTCACTTTGTTTGTTGCTTCTTTAATAACGCTACTTAATGCAGCAATAAATAAATCCTTGCTATTATGTATGCTCTCGTTCGTGATTTTTGTTGAAGAATCTGGCAGGAAATATTCTTTTTTAGAACCTGTAACTTTTTCACTGAATCCTGCATCTGGGCATGAAGCATCAGCAACAGCATCAAAGGTAATTAACTTATAGCTTTCACTGATTACTAATATGCCATTTTCATTGACTTTTCCATTGCCAACACCACGACTACTGACACCAACGCTGACACCATTATTAAGCAATTCTTTTAATATAGAACCGTGTGGTGTAGTTAATATTTCAGCTTCACCCATTAATGTATTTCCATCCCACCATAGTTTTGTAATTAAATGGCTAGCTTTTTCGAAATGGATGATTGAATCTGCTGGATGATCAAGTTCACCTAGAAGGCGTCTTGCTGCGACAACTTCTTGTAGTCTCTTTACATTTTCATCAAGAACTTCAAATGGATACATTCTTTTGTTCTTGTTAATTTGATTTGCCTCAGAAAACCTTCCTCTAAACTTCAGTAAATTTCTTTCACCTGTAGCTTCATTGATACAAAGTTCCAAGCCTGCATTAAAACTGTCTATTAAAAGCATTTGCATAATATTTATATATTCTGACTTATTTAATTTATGCTAGCTAATTATCAAGACATATCGAATTTCCTTAACTCAAAGAGTCTTTTAGGGAATTTAACGGATATACAACAAATTTCCTTATTAAGTGAAGCTTTATCAATTCTAGAAGAAAATGATTCTGATTTAATGGTTGCGGTGGAACATGAAATGGCTTCTTTAATACAGAGTTATTTTGTAGAGAGTAGAACAATGGGAGTTCAATTTGACGAAGGTGACGTTATTGGCTGGGTTAAAAGTTTTTTTACATGGTGGAGAGGGTTAGTTAAACACGAATGGTTGATGCCAGCTGAACCAATTATTGTTGGAAATAAGTTAAGAATGGGTGTTTTTGGTGATTGGGGGACTGGCTTATATGGCGCAGTTCCGTTAGCTAAAAGTATAGAAAAAGATGGCAATTTTGATATTTTAGTGCATTTAGGAGACGTGTATTATTCTGGAACTGAAAGCGAAGTTAAGGATAGGTTTTTGAATTTTTGGCCAAATACCAGAGCTATATGTCGCTCTTGTAATTCAAACCATGAGATGTATACTGGTGGCTATGGATATTTTAAGCACATTTTACCTGCTTTTAATCAATCTTCTAGTTGTTTTGCTTTTAAGAATGATAAATGGTTGATTGTAGGTTTAGACTCTGCATATCATAATTTTGACTTTAATGAAGAACAGATGATTTGGTTGGAAAATATAGCTGATAGAAAGATTGTTTTGTTTACTCATAATCAACCATTTTCTTTGTTAAGTGTGCAGGGGACTAAATTGGTTACTAAACTTGGCAGGCTATTAGAAGAAAAGAAGATATTTGCTTGGTATTGGGGGCATGAGCATAGGTGTGTTATTTATGATTACCATCCTGTGTTGAACTTTCATGGACGTTGTTTGGGTCATGCTGGTTATCCTTATTATAGAAGAGAAGGTGGTGATTGGATTAAGTTAGATGGTAAAAACTTTATGCCAGGTGGTTTATTATTGAATATGCCTAACCCTTATATTGATGATAGATATGGGGTTAATGGATATGCTGTCTTGGAGATTGAAGGCAATAAAATACATGAAATTTACTATAATGCTGATGGAGTAATATTAAATGAAAAATTATTGGTTGGATAAAGGTAAAGTTCAAGTTAAAATATGGAAAGATGATAAGATAATTAAAAGCTTTAAGATGAATGATACCCTTGGAATTGATGGAATTAGCAATCCTTTTAAAGAAGCACATTTATTATTGGAAGCATTTAGAGAGCATCTTTCTTATTTTTATTGTTTAGAATCGTGGGAGAAACCTGTGCCTTTATCTGAACAAGAAATTAATGAATTTAAAGCTTCTTGGCAAAAATTAAGTGGTAATCAAAAAACATATATTCCAGGATATAAAGTATGTTACGAGAAAATATAGCTAATGGTCAAAGTAATGATGAATATGTCACAATAATATTTGAATTGTGTGGTATAAAAGAGACTTGGACGCAGCCAGAGATTGGCAAATGGGTAAGTGATCAGGTTGAATTAAGAAATAATTTAAGAGAATTAGTTCAATTAATTAAAAATCGTGTTGTACAAAATGTTCATGATCATCAAAAAATGGAAAGTGCTACTGAATTTATAAAGATGTGGATAGAATTTAAAAAAAATGAAGTTGGTTAAGGAGATAAAATGACTAATTATTGGTTAGATAGAATTGAAAAACAGAAGAAAGAAGCCAACGATTATTGGACGGAATTCTTTTATACAAGTAAGAAACAAATATTAACAAGATATGGTAAAAAGAAGGTTGTTCCTTATGGAGCAACTTTCTTAAAAGATAATAAACCTATTGACTTAGATAATAAAAAAGATTAACATATAGTAATGAAAAAATTACCTATATTGTTAATATTTGCTATAGGATGTAGAAATACGCCTCCTCCTGATTCAACTGGTATAGATGTTAAAGAAATACTTAAATTTGTTAATATTGAAAGAACTACTAGAAATCTTGAACCATTAGTTACAGATGACATTTTACAATTTGAAGCAGAAGATTATGCTGAAGCAATGGCTGCTATGAATAGAATGCAACATGGTCTTAAAGGGCCATTAATGAAAAGATTAAGTGATGCAGGCTATAATGCTTCTGCTGCGGGAGAAAATATAGCTTGGAATTATAGGTCATCTTCGGCAGTTGTTAGGGGTTGGATGGATTCTTCTGGACATAGAGCTAATATATTAGGTAATTATCAAGATACTGGTATTGGTGTTGGTTATAACATTAAAGGCGAACCATACTTTTGCCAGGTTTTTGGGAGAAAACGATGAATTTATGGCTTGCTGGATTGTTTACTGTGATGTTCTTTGTTGATTTGTTTTGGAAATGGCGAATAGAAGCTAGATTAAAAGAGCTTGAAAGGAAATAACATGCAAAACTTTTGGTTAGATAGAAATAAAAAAATAATTGTAGATTGGGGGAAACCAATTACACTTACTTGTCGTGTGACAGTTGAAGGTCCAGACTTTCAAGCTTTGCAAAGGGCACCAATAACTTCAGCTACAGACTCAGAGTTAGCCCAAGCTACTGCAATTAGATTTTCTCCTGAACAGGTTACTTTTCTAAAGCTAAATGGTTCGGCTAATGATCAGGTTTTCCCCGGAGATTTGCATATTGAATCCTAATTGCTTAAGCCTAGAGTGTTGAAATAGTAACTGATATGCATTGAATTTACTGGTATCAAAGTCTCTGCTGGCTTGATTATTCTGATTTCTTGTTTGTATTTTCTTTTGTCTTTGACTATCAAGAGCTTCTGGATGTATTTTAAGCTTCATTACTGGTGTGTTGTTAAATAAATCAATTATAGCTTGTTCTAATACTTGAAATAACTTAAATAATGTTTGCATAGGTACTGGTTCTGGATCAAAAGGGTCTTGATGAAACCCAGCTGTCCAATCCTTATCGCTATAAAGGTGCCAAAAATCAATGACGAATGTTATTCCGTCTAAAGTAATTTTGCCACGCCAATCTTTATCTTGTTCTATCCATGTTATCTGTGGTGATGGGCCAGTTAACTCCATTAACCATTGTGCAAAAGAAAGCATATGGTATTTATGGCATTGACTTTAATAGTAATTTAAATTATATTGAACAAATGAGAAAAGATTGGACTAAAGAAGAATTGAAGATATTGCATACTAGAATTGAGATTCCTTTGGTCGAAATGTGCAAGCTTCTTCCTGGAAGAACAGGCAATGCTGTGAAGTACCCACGACCCTAAAGGGTCGGGGCTTCCTCTTTCACCCACAGTCGCTTGTGTTCCATTTAGGAGGTAAGTCTTATACCATGTCCACAGGCT